TAACCACGAACCGTAGTTATCTATTCCTCTATCAAAGTAGATTTCAAAATCAGCCGCCCTTAGAGGTGGTCCCATTCTGTTTTTTTACTACTTGACAACGAACTTTCATTCCAACCGTCTTATCCTTACCATTTACCTTCATTTTGATTTGCCCCATATTCTTTAACCTTAATCTTACCGAAGCATGGAAAGCAATTGCTTTTCCACCTGAAGTAGTCCAAGGGTCTCCGAACATAGCGTTCATCTTTTGTCTAAGTTGGTTAGTGAATACCAATGAGATTTTCTGTCTACCAATCATATTGGTAATCTTTCTCATTGCTTTAGATATAATAATTGCCTTATCTGTAGCGTATCCATCTTTCTTATAATCAGCTGCTAACTCATTAGTTGTGGAAGCTGCTGCTACGGAATCTACTACAATAGTAACTAATCTATCTTTAGATGTTTCTCTAACTTTCTCAATGATAGTTTCAGTCATATCAAAGATTTGTTCAACCGAATCAGCTGATACATAAAGAAGTTTAGAAACATCAACACCGATTGCTTCTAAAAATTCTCTACTTACTGCTGTTTCTGTATCAATAAGAACTGCTACACCACCTTGCTTTTGTGTTTCTGCAAGGAGGTGAGCCGATACTAATGATTTACCCGATTGTTCTAATCCAGTTATTTCTGCTATTCTACCAACAGGAAAACCACCATAAGGGCGATTTGAAATTGCTACATCTAACATAGCACATCCTGTAGATACCCAACCTTGCACATTTGTAGGTGCTTCGTCCTCATCTAAGAAGAATGCTACTTTGTTATTTTTCGCTTGTTTGTTAAGCTCACCCGCTAGGATGTCCGCTAAATCTAATTCTTTTTTCGCCATTTATTGGGGTTTATCCGTTAAACAAATCATCGAATGCAGCTGCTACATCATCAGTTTTCTTTGATGGTGTAGGTTTTTTCTCATCTACATCGAATGGTAAATCATCTTTTACTGGGGCTGCTTCTTTCTTTGGTTGAGAAAGGGTTTGAGCCGTTACTGAAGGTTCACTAGCATTTTCATTTGCTGCGCCTGGATTTAACCAACCTTCTAATACTTCTTTTAATTCATCATAAGATAATTCTGAATATAAATCAGTAATTTCAGTTTGTCCTTCCAAGAACTTTTGAACGTTATCAGCATTTTCAGTTAAAGGTGTTTGTGTTGGTTTAACTCTGATAGTTGTTACAGGATACGAAGTACCTGCTTCTTCAGCGGATTGATATTCAATTGTAATATCTCTACCACTGGTTGGGTCGGTGATATCACCATAATCTGGGTCTGCGATATATCCAAGAATTTCTTGATATACAGTTTTACCAAATCCCCAAAATTTCACTCCTTCACCTTCTTGCCCTCTAACCAAAACAGGTACGAAAGTTCTTAACTTCGGCTCCATTTGTTTAGCTGCTTTCCAATCTTCCTTATCACCCATTCTTTTTAGTTTATCCGCAAACTCTACAATAGGGTCTGGTCTACCAAATGATTGTGGTGATAAATAAGTTTTGTTGTTAATGTTGTAGTGAAAATACAATTCGATAAATGGGTTATCTTTGTCGAATTTGTAAGGAACAACTCTCACTTGGTGCTTACCAGGTGTTGGTTTCCATAATGAGTCTGATTTCCTTTGAGTGTTTTGTAGTTTGTTCAGTCTACTTCTGATTGCGTTAATGTCTAATGCCATGATTTTTAAATTTAATTGTTAATTATTAATGTTTTAAGTTTAAGTTTTGAGTGCTAAACTAACAACACTCGGTGTACCTATAAGTATAAGATTTACCGATTTTCTTATACTTTTTTTGTTAAAGTTATTAACTATTTTGCCCACTTACCAGAAGAAACCAATTGTGCAATTATACCATAAACTGATAAGTCTTGAAACGTATCTTCACACGATTCTCCGATGTTATCTTGTTTACCTAAAACTACTAATTGTTTCAACCTTTGAATTTTGTCATTCATTCTAAACCAAAGACCTGTAAGAGAAACTTTCTTATCAGCTTCTGTTTCTAAATTAGAACCAACAGATATATTATCTGGTCCATAGTTTGATTGTTTTAAACAAAACAATTCATATTGTGTGAACATTATTCTTTTGAATTCAGCCGTCATTTCAGGCCATTGTTTTTCCATTTCTTCTACAACCTTTGGGTTATCATATGCGATAACTTCATCATATTCAGGTTTTTTAATAATGGGATTAAATTTGTGATTTTTACTTTTTGTTTTTACTGCCATATATAC